CCAAAGCCCTACGAGGGGCAACCAAACCAAGGCTTGCCAGCATCCCATTAAAGGGCGCTAACAAGCTGCAAGATGTCAAAGACCTTTGCACGATCATAGATATGCCGCTTTTGCCATGGCAGGAGTACGTTCTCAAAGACATGCTGGGCGTGGACAAAAAAGGCATGTGGATTCGCAAGACAAACCTGCTACTTATTGCTCGACAGAACGGAAAGACCCACTTAGCTCGTATGCTTATCTTGGCTCACCTACTTAAGTGGGATAGTAAAAACGTCCTTATCATGTCCTCGAATCGAAGCATGGCGCTGGACACCTTTAGACAAGTCGCTCAAGTATTGGAGAACAATGACCACCTCAAAGGCTTCGTCAAACAGATCAGGTACGCCAACGGCACAGAGTCTATTGAAATGCTGGACGGAAGAAGGCTGGACGTTGTTGCGGCAACTAGAGATGGCTCTCGCGGCAGAACTGCAGACTTCCTCTTCATTGACGAACTCCGAGAGATTAACGAAGAAGGATATAGAGCGGCTATCCCTACAACTAGAGCGCGTCCAAATGCTCAAACGCTTCTTACCTCAAATGCAGGAGACGCTTTCTCGGTAGTCCTAAATGGCATGAGAGAAAGGGCGCTAGAGAACCCGCCTAAGAGCTTTGGATTCTATGAGTATTCGGCTCCCCAATATTGCAAGATTACAGATCGTGTTGGTTGGGCTCAAGCCAATCCAGCACTCGGATATACGATAAGTGAGGAATCCCTTGAAGAAGCTGTTGCGACAAGTCCTATTGAAAATACTCGAACAGAGTTGCTCTGCCAATGGATTGACTCTCTTGCTTCTCCGTGGGCTCATGGAATCCTTGAGGAGACGAGCGACTCAACACTCACGATTCCGGTGGGCGGTTATACAGTATTTGCATTTGATGTCAGTCCGTCTCGCCGTAATGCAAGTTTGGTTGCTGGGCAAATACTCCCAGATGGTCGCATTGGAGTTGGAATCCTACAAACATGGGAAAGCCAAGTAAGCGTTGATGATCTAAAGATTGCCGTGGACATCAAGGCATGGGCTGACCAGTATCGCCCGCGCCAAATCTGCTATGACAAGTACACAGCCCAGTCGATTGCGGACAAGCTCTCTAACGCTGGACAGATCGTGCAGGACATCTCTGGCGCATCCTTCTATCAGGCTTGCGGAGACCTTAACGACAGCCTTAACTCAAAGAGGCTTGTTCATGCAGGTCAGGAGAACTGGATTCAGCAGATGAATAACTGCGCAGCCAAGGTTAATGATTCGGCTTGGCGCATTGTTAAACGCAAAAGTGCGGGCGATGTCTCTGGTGCGATTGCTACCGCCATGGTTGTTCACATGCTTTACAAACCACAACAGGTAGCGGCTATATACTCGGAATAATCTATATGTAGTGTATAATTGCACCCTATGGGTCTCTTTTCGCGTAAGCCGCAAGTAATTGAAGCACAAGCCGCCCCGCACATTATGGGCGATAACCTTAACTCAATTTACAGCTTCACCTTCCCAGTTATCTCTCGCCGCGATGCTATGAGCGTTCCAGCTCTTAAAAGATGCCGCGATCTACTTTGCACAGTTGGTTCAATTCCGTTGGAATACAAAAAGAAATCTACAGGCGAAGAAATTGCCGCACCTCGATGGGTATCTCAACTTTCCAAGTCACAGCCACAGTTTGTAACAATAAGCTGGTTGGTTGACAGCCTTCTTATGTATGGGCAAGCTTTTCTTGAAATTGTTGAAGTTTATCAGGAAGATGGAAGAGGCGCTTCTTTCGAGTGGGTATCTAACACACGCGTCACCTTTGACCTAGATGTGCATAACGTGTATGTAACACAATACTATGTGGATGGCTCACCTCGCCCAATGTCAGGTTTAGGATCACTCGTAACGTTCCAAGCCTTTAACGAAGGCATACTTAATGCTGGCTCTCGTACTATCCAGTCAGCGATTGACATTAACAAGGCTGCTGCTATTGCGTCAGCTACACCAATGGCTTCTGGCATATTGAAGAACACAGGAGCAGACCTACCACCTGCCGAGGTCTCTGGACTTTTGGCAGCTTGGAAGCGCAGCCGTCAAAACAACTCAACTGCCTACTTAACTAGCACTCTTGAGTTCCAAGGCACACAGTTCTCACCTAAAGATATGATGTACAACGAAGCAATCCAGAACCTAGCCACAGAAATTGCTCGCCTCTGCGGCATACCTGCTTACTATGTGTCAGCAGATCAGAACACATCTATGACCTACTCCAATATCTTAGATGAAAGAAAGCAGCTAGTTGCTTTGGCTTTCCAACCTTACATTTCTGCTATTGAATCTCGCTTATCTATGGATGACATCTCAACCGCAGGGCATTATGTCAAGTTTGCACTTGATGACTCATTCCTTCGTACAGAACCAATGGAGCGACTTCTTGTAATTGAGAAGATGCTTGAACTTCAACTAATTACAACTGAACAAGCGATGGAAATGGAAGATTTAACTCCAAACGGAAGTGAGACAATATAATGGAAACTTTGTACATCGAAGCCGCCTCTATTGAGTGCAGCGAAGAACGCCGCGAAATCTCTGGCAAAATCGTGCCAATGGGAACTGGTGAAATTGGACAGACCAATCTAGGCGCATACACATTTGCTGCTGGCTCTATCGAAATTGCTGATCCGACAAAGATTAAGCTGCTGTCACAACACGACATGAAGAAGCCAGTTGGTCGCATGACTTCGGCAGAAGTCCGCGAAGATGGCATTTATGCAACCTTTAAGTTGTCACGTTCATCAGGTGGCAACGATGCGCTTGTCATGGCACAGGAAGGGCTTGTGTCGGGCTTGTCAATCGGCGCAGAGATTATTTCATCTAAGCCATCACGCGATGGCTACACAGTCGTAACAGCGGCGAAGTTAAAAGAAGTTTCTCTAGTCACAGAAGCGGCGTTTAAGTCTGCGGAAGTTCTAGAGATCGCAGCAGAGGAAGTTACCCCTGCTGAAACTCCAACTACAGAAAGCGAGACAGCCCCCGTGGAAGAATCAACCACTCCAGCAGTCGAAGCAACACCAGTAGAAGCTGCGGCTGTGGAAGCTGCTCGCCCTACTGTTCAGGCAATGATGTACACAACACCAAGAATTGAAGTTACAAAGCGCAATTACTTGGAAAACACACTGAAGGCTAATGTCTTTGGTGACGATGAATCACGTCAATGGCTACGCGCTGCTGACAACGATCAGACAACAGGTGCAGGATTTATCCCAACACCACAAAGCACACAGCTACTTAACTTCCTTTCTAACGCTGACCGCCCAATGATTGATTCAATCTCTCGCGGCACAATGCCAGAATTTGGAAAAACTTTTGAGTTGCCAAAGATTACGGAAGTACCTCTTGTCGATCAGATTGATGAGAATGGCGCAGTAACAGAATCACAACTTGAAGCCTCATACATCACAGTTACAAAGAAGTCATTTAAGGGTCGTGCAATTACTACTCTAGAACTTCTTACAAACTCAACACCTGCATTTCTTGATGAACTTCTTGTCCAGATGGAATTTGCTTATGCAAAAGATACTGAGGAATTTGTCACAACTGCTGTACAAGGCGCAGGAACACTTAACGCAACAGCACAGGCTAATTCAGCAACAGGATTACTATCCTACGTCTCAAGTGCGGCAGCAGCAGTTTATTCTGCATCACTTGGCTTTGCTCGCAACATGATTGTTACACCAGAACAATGGGCTAACATCATGAGCTACAACGATGCTGGACGCCCAATCTACATCGCTGCAAACCCTCAAAATAATGCTGGTGCGCTATCGCCTACAAGTTTGCGCGGAAACGTAGCAGGACTTGATCTACGCGTATCTCGCTACATGAAGGGTTCTGGCGGAGTCGGTACAGCTGACTATTCAATGGCTGTAATCAACCCAGATGCTTACACATGGTACGAAGGCGCACGTCAGCAGCTTCGCACAAACATCAATACTGACGGAACAGTAGATATCTTGCTATTCGGTCAGGGCGCACTTGCTACTAAACTAGCGGCTGGCGCAAACTGGTTTAACCTAACCTGATAACACCCTAAGTCGCTCAAGGGGGCTGCCAGAGCCCTTGCAGTCCCCTTGAGTCTTTAGAAAGGATAACAATGAGCATCACCACAGTCGCAGAGCTTCGTACCGCATTAGGTATCGGCACTCTCTATACTGATGCCGTATTGCAGTCCGTCTGCGATGCAGCCGATGATGTCTTGTTGCCTTTTCTATGGACAAACGTACTTCCAGCAACAGGTCATTCTAACAATGGCACAGATGGCGTTTTGTATTTTAACGATTACGTTAATGAAGTTTTCTATGTCGGGCAGCAAATTACAGTCACAGGATGCGGATCAAATTTTAACGGCTCAAAGACAATAAATGCAGTCAATGAAAAAAGCATCAACATTACAACTACCCATGCAGCCAATGTCGTTAAGGCTTTTCATCCCATTTACCCTTATGGTCAGGTAGCGGCAACTACTTATACAGATTACTCAAGCAAGCCAGCAGTACAGGAAGCTAGTCTTATGATCAGCGTTGCTATCTGGCAAGCGCGTCAAGCGCCAACAGGTCAAGGCGTATCTATTGACGGCTACGCACCAAGCCCTTACACAATGTCTAATCAGCTTATGGCTCGCGTTAGAGGATTATTGGCACCTTTCTTGAGCCCCGACTCAATGGTGGGCTGATGCCAGCGATAACTACTCTTCGAGCTTCTATAGCATCGGCACTTACAGACAATACAAAGTGGAGCGTGTTCTCGTTCCCACCTGCTACGCCTATTGCTAACAGCCTCATTGTCAGCCCTGCTGATCCATACATCACGCCGACCAACAATGACCGCACATCAGTCGCGCCATTAGCCAACTTTACTCTTACTATCCTTGTGCCATTACTGGACAATCAAGGGAACCTTGCAGGAATTGAAGATGATGTGGTTCGAGTCTTTCAGCTCTTGGATGCCTCAACAATCGTGTTCAATGTAGGTAGCGTGTCCAGCCCTAAGGTGCTGAACCTGCCAACAGGAGACTTGCTGGCTTGCGACATTGCAATCAGCACACTTACGGAATGGAGTTAAATCATGACCGATTTAGCACAATGGGAAAAAGAGAACGAAGCCTTCCTGACTAAAATCGGTCAGGTTGCTTCTAAGCCAGAAACAAAGCCAACTAAGAAAGAAGAGGAATAAGCCGTGTCAGTATATCTAAGCAACGGAGTGGTTCTTACTGTAAACGCGGTAGACCTCTCAAACCTAGTTTCAGCAGTAACAATCAACCGATCATTCGATGAACTCGAAGTGACAGCAATGGGCGATTCAGGACACAAGTACGTCAAGGGTCTTGAAGCATCATCTATCACAATCGACTTCTTCAACGATGAAGCAACATCTAAGACACTTCAGACATTGCAGGCAGTATGGGGAACTAGCACCACAGTTACAGTCAAGCAGACTTCATCTGGGGTCTCAGCTACAAACCCACTTTACACAATGAGCTGCCTAGTCAATAACACAACACCAATCAACGGCGCAGTTGGAGACATCTCTACACAGTCCGTAACTTGGAACGTGAATGGTAC